ACTGATCCATGAAGTCGCTTGGCGCAGCGTTACTCCTTCTCTTCGGGCTGGTCACCGCTGCGCCAGCCCAGCAGTCTGTGGTGGTTCCGGCCACCACAGCGCAGGTTGCCATCGCCGGTACAATCGCGGCGTCGACGAAGATCGTCAGCGGCATTTCCGGCAAATCGATCTACGTCACGGCGCTGCTGCTTGCGCCGGTGGCCACCTCCGTCGTCACGCTGACCGCAGGCACCGGTACCAACTGCGGCACCAACACCACCAGCATCACTGGCGCCATGACCTTCGCCGCAGGGCAGGCTATCGCCCATGGCTCAGGCAACGGAGCCATCTTCGTCATCCCGCAGGGTTACGACCTCTGCATCACCATCGCTACAGCGGCCGCGCCCGGCTCGCTGGCGTATTCACTCTTCTAAGGAGGCTCACATGGCCCGTTGGCGCCTACAGACCGCACATTACCTCAACGTCGTCGCCCCGTGGGGCGAGCAGCAGAAGTGGGTTCGTGAAGAAACCCATCAGGAAACCGGGCGACTGATCCGCAAGGAATTCCTTGTCCCGACGCTGCTTTCCCCCGACGATCCGTCGTGCCATAACCGCAACGGCGAGTGCACCATCTCCCGTGCGGAAGGCGCGGTTGCCGGCGACTGGCTCTACGAAGGCCCGCCGACGGCCGACATGGAGCCGCTGGACGCCGAGGCGCAAGCCATCTCCGACGCCGAGCGCCCGAAGTGGCTCAACCCCATCGAGACGCTGCCGGCAAACGGCGAGGCCTACGGCGAGGGCCTGATCCGTCACTTCGAGACGCTGATCTCCCAGATCGGCCGCACGCAGCCGGCAGCGCAGTCGCTATCCGGTGTCACCCGCGAGGAGTTCGAAGGCCTCAAGGCCCAGATGGCCGCGCTTATGGAGCGCAATGCCCAACTGGAAGCTCAGCTGACCGAGCCTGAACTCGACTTAGAAGCCGCTGCGGTCCGGAGGTAATCGCCATGTCCCTTATCGTCGCAGGTCCCGGATCACCATCGGTCTTTTCGTCGGCCAGCGGCGGTAAGGTCTATGGCTACAACAATATCAACGAAACTACCGCGCGGGTGGTGGCTCCGGCCAACACCTCGCGGCAGCGGATTCGATTCCACAATCCCGGTAGCAACGACATCTTCATCGCACCGAGCAATGTGCAAAACGTACTTGGCACAGCACCAACGACGCCCAGCGATGTCGCGCTTGCGCTGTCCAATGCGGCTCTCGGTGGTGCTATCCGTGTCTATGGCAACGGCGGCACACTTGAGATTGAGGGTGAATGCCAAGGTGCATGGCAGGCTTTGGCCGTCACTGGCGCTGGTACCACGAATCCGCTGACCGTTATCGACTCCAACAACTGAGGCTCACATGAAGCGTTCGCTGTTCGCTATTGCCTTTCTTCTCGGCCTCGCTGATGTTGCTGCGGCGCAAAACGTCACCTGTGCAACACGGCCGGTTACCGACAATTCCAACGCATGTGCGAATACCGCGTTCGTGAATTCGGTCATCAATAGCCCTAGCTCGCCGATCTACACAACGCCGCATACATGGTCAGCTACGCAGACGTTTGAGGCAGCTAGCGGCCTCTCCTTGCTCGTGAGCAAACCGAATGCAGTGGCCAATACGCAATCGTCCGGTGCAACGCTTGCGCGGTTTCAGCAGGGTTCTGCTGCTAACCCTGTTACTACAGCTACTCCTACTGTGGCAATCAGCCGATACGAAGCTATGACAGTTGATGGGCAAGGGATTCAGTACCCGGCCTTTCTCGCTGAGGTCATCGGCAACAACAACGCGACATTGCCGACGATCACGCAATCGGTCGGCATCGCCGCCAACGTGCAGCAGAACGGTATCGGCGATGCGCTCGGAATTTCTTCGACGGTCACCGGCAATGGCGGCAACGGACGCTTTGCATACGGATATTTCGCGAACGTCAACGCCGCCGTGGCGAACCAGGCGGCGTTTGGTGCTGAGATCGTTGTTTCGAACAACACCGGCAGCAACGGTATCTATGGCACCGGCGTCACCCCGCATTTCGCGGGCATCCATCTTGGAGCGTTCGGCGCCAACCGGAATACGGTGGGGATGTATTTGGATGACCAGAACGGAGTTGGTCAAACATGGGACGTCGGCATCGCCTTTCGGAAAATCACCACAGCGTCTCTGTGGGACGACAGCAGTTCAACGCACATCCTTTATTCGACTGGCGCACATACACACGGCATCGATTTAACAGCTTCAACTTTTGTTGGAAACGCTTTTTCATCCCCTGGGTTCTACGTTAATGGATCGGCGGCTATTGGAGCAAACCAATTAAATCTGGTGAGTGCTAATGCTCCTATTGAAATAGGCAGTACGTCTGCATCTAACACTCCCTTTATAGACTTTCACTCATCTGGTAACGCGATAGATTATGATACGCGGATACTAGCCAGCGGCGGCAATGCGACGGCCGGCAACGGCACCCTCTCGATCTATTCCGCCGCGCTAAATCTCGTGTCGCAGAGCGGCGTCGCGTTGGTGAATGCGGCCGGAAGTGACGCCAACATCAGCATCAACATAGCGCCAAAAGGCACCGGGCGTTTGCAGGTCGCGACCGTCAATGTACCGACGATCTCCTCGTCCGACACGCTGACGAATAAGAGCATGGACGGTGGATCGAACACGTTCACCAACATTCCTGGGTCGGCGATTACGGGCGCGGCTCTGACCAAAACCGACGACACGAACGTTACGCTCACGCTTGGCGGCACGCCTGCAACCGCTCTCAATCGTGCAGCGTCAATCACTGTAGGTTGGACCGGCACCCTCGCGGCATCGCGTGGCGGCACCGGCATTTCCAGCCTTGGCACTGGCGTTGCCACATGGCTTGGTACGCCATCAAGCGCCAATCTTGCTACCGCGGTTACGGATGAAACCGGCAGTGGGTCATTAGTGTTCAACACGGGGCCGAACCTCACGTCTCCGGGGCTAGACACGGCGCTGATATATAACTCGGTTAATCCGTCAGCAGATGGTACCGTCACCATCGGCACATCGTCGCTACGATACGCTACGACGTACACCAACAACATCACTGCCAGCGGACAGGCAGCGCGCACGTGGTCAATGGCAAGGCAGCAGACAGCAGCCACAGCAGGACAAAGCCTTACTATCGCGGCCAGCGGTGCGGCGTCTGGGGGCACCGATCTCGTCGGCGGAAACATCATCCTTTCCGGCGGTACATCGACCGGAAGTGGCGGGGCTGCTGGGAACGGGTCAGCAGTACTGTTCTACGCTGCCCCCAGCAGCGGTTCTTCGGGGACTGGAGACGTGGCCCCCGTCGAGACGATGCGCATCATGAATGTCGGAGGATACGGATTTCTAACATTCCGAGCCACGAACACCTCAGCTTACGCCATCGCGGGTGCACCGGCCGATCCCGTGACATTCTTCAACGGATCGAGCGGTATCAACCTTCGAATCAGCAACGTAGATCGCTTCCGGCTCACATCCAGTCTCGCGCAGTACGGCATCCCCGCCGGCGACCCGAATGTTCCGGCAGGGGCGACGGTTCACATCGGCACAGGCGCTGCCGCTGCCCCCGCTCTCTCGTCCTGCGGGACGTCCCCGTCCATTGTCGGCACCGACACGGCCGGTGAAGTGACGATGGGGACCGGAAGCCCGGCCGCCTGCACGATCACGTTTAACGTCGCGTACGTCTCTGCCCCGTACTGCGTTGTCACATGGCAGGCGAACCCGCTGGCGACCCAGAACTACTCGGTCAGCACGACTGCCATCACGATTGGCCAAACCGCGACCTCATCGAACAAGCTAAACTACCACTGTATTGCCCGAGCTGGTGGCTAACACAAGGAGATCACATGCTTCGAATCGCTCTAATTGCCGCGTTTGCTGTTGTACTTATGCCCTACGCTTTGGCACAGCAGCGCCCTGACCCTGCGTTTCTCGAAAAAGCCTTGACCTCCATGGAGGCTCAGCGGAACTCAGCGATGAACGCCCACGCCGCTACCGAGGCTCGTCTTGCGCTCGCCAACGAAGAAATCGCTCGGCTTAAGGCCGAAATCGAGAAACTCACCCCGAAGAAGGAGGCTCCCACAGATGCCAAGCAAAAGCCCTAAGCAGGCTCGGCTGATGGCCGCGGCTGCTCACAATCCGGCGTTCGCGAAGAAGGTCGGGGTCTCGGCGAAGATCGCTAAGGAATTCAACGCTGCTGATCGTGGCAGCGGCATTCTCAAGAAGAAAGGGAAGAAGTGATGAAACAAGGCACAGGAAACCGCACAATCGGCGACCGCAAGGTCGAACCGAAGCCGTATGCGATCAACACCCGCGCAGTCGGTCAGATCGGCGTGACTCAAGCCTGCCATCCCGATCCAATGCACGTTGGCCGCGGCTACAGCGCACCGGCAATCCGCAGCACCTCCAGCAAATCCGGCTCACAAGGAAAGTACTGATCATGGACTTTGAAGAAATCAAGCTGCTGTTTAACATCATTGACACCGCAGCACGTTCGCATCCAGGGAAGTATCCGTATATCGTACGTGCGGCAATCGGCCGCCTAGACGAAATCGAGTCGGAGACACGCGAGGCTTACGAAGGGCCTGCGCCGAAGCAGGAACCGCGGCCCATTGAGATCGACGATGAAGCCAGCGACGACGACGGCGACGTTGTTGTGGAGCGTCGCTGATGAGCAAGACCATCTTCCCCGGCTTCGGCGCAGGCAGCATGCCCCGCTCCTCGGCCACCTGCGGTGGCGTCACCTCCGCTAAGCCGCTACCGTACAGTCCGCCGAAAGGCCCGACAAACATCAACGATCCGAAGGGCCCCGGCCTGCACGGAACCAACCACGGCAACAACCCGAAGGCTAGCCGCCGATGACCACCAAGTTGGATATCGTGAATCGTGCCTTGCAGAACCTTGGCACACGCACCACTGTGACGCAGGACGAACTCGATACCAACGGAAGCAACGAAGCCATTCAGGCGAACATCATCTACGCCAACACGCGCGATGATCTAACCCGAATGGCTCCGTGGAACTGCGCGTTCAATACCGCGCAGTTGACCTACATCACCTCAGTTCCAGGCACCCCGGAGAACACCAGTGCGGCTACGGCTATCTGGCAGAAAGGGCAGCCTGCGCCGCCTTGGGCGTATGAGTATCAATATCCTGTTGACTGCCTTCGCGCTTGCTATATTACTCCACAGACTGCGACGGGCTATGCGAGCGGAATCCCGATCACGACGGCTGTGACTGGCGGAGCGCCGAGCTTCTGGCAAGGTCCGCCAGTGCGTTTCAAGGTCGCGATCGATCGGTTCTACATGGCTTCGGCGGTTACAGTCATCGATGGCGGCTCCGGCTTCTCGGTCGGCGACGTTGTGTGGCTGAGCCTTTCACCAGCAGCATCCACAATCACCAATCGAATCAGCAGCTTCAACGCTGGCGCACCGCAGGGCGCTGCTGTCGCCTTGCTTGTCACAGCAGCGCCGTTCGGAGTCATCTCCTCCGTCGAGATCATCAGCGTCATCGATGATACCGGCCTCGGCGGTTCGTACTTCTACACCTACGCGCAAGCCGGTCTCGATCCTGTGCCAATGGGTGCGACTAGCGGCGGTGGCATCGGTGCCACGTTCCGCCCCACCTTCGGCGATCCTCGCGACCAGCGGGTGATCCTCACGAACCAAGAATTCGCGATCCTGAACTACTGCAAGCAGGTGACCGACGAGAATATCTTCGACACGTTGTTTCAGACGGCGCTGACGAACGTGCTGGCTGGGCAGCTGTGCATGGCGCTCACCGGAGACAAAGGCCTCGCCAACCTTTCCATCGGCCTCGCCAACGAATCGATTCGGCAGGCGCGGGCAGCGGATGGCAACGAAGGCCTCACGGTGAATGATGTCACGCCAGACTGGATTCGGCGCCGCGGCATCTGGTCTGCCGATGGCTACTCCGGCCCATACAACACAGGCTTCGATTGGGGGACATCATGGCCGACATGGGCATAGGAGCGCACGATGGGCTCACCTGCGGTCATCCAAACTAGCTTCAACTCCGGCGAGTGGGCGCCGAGCCTCTACGGGCGGGTGGACCTGACGAAGTACCACAGCGGTGCTGCGCTGCTGCGGAACTTCTACGTCGACTATCGAGGTGGTGCAACGGCGCGCGCGGGCACGCGGTATCTTAATCAGGCGAAGGGTGGTGGCACTGGTCAGGTGCGGTTGATCCCGTTCCAAGCCTCGTTTCTTGTGTCGTACGCACTCGAGTTCGGTAACGGCTACATTCGGTTCTTCAACTCTGGCGCTCCGGTGCTGGAAGCTGCAAAGACGATCACCGGAGCGACGAAGGCGAATCCGGGGGTAATCACTTCGGCAGGGCATGGCTACACCAACGGCGAATGGATTTACATCACCGGCGTCGGTGGCATGACGCAGCTGAACGGCAATTACTACATTGTCGCCGGTGCCACGATCAACACGTACACGCTGACCGATCTCAACGGCGTTGCGATCAACACCACCGCCTACGGCACCTATACCTCCGGCGGCACCTCGCAGCGTGTTTATACCATCGCCTCGCCGTATCTCGCAGCGGACCTAGCACAGGTCAAGTTCGCGCAGAACGTGAACACGATGGTGTTGTGTCATCCGAACTATCCGCCGTATCTTCTGACGTTGGTCACCGCGACGAACTGGACGATGGGCGCGATCACCTTCGGCTCAACGGCAGCGACGCCCGGCGGGCTGTCCTACGCTAGCACCTACGGCGCAGGCGACATTCACTTCTCCTACGTCGTGACCTCCGTTGACGCCAATGGGCAGGAGTCCGGAACCTCGACGCCGCTGGACTCCGGCGGCATTGCCTATCCTGGCAGCGGTATCCAGTCCGGCACCATCACATGGGTTGCGGCCACAGGCGCGGTTAGCTACAACGTCTATCGTACCTCTGCGCGGAAGTCCGCTGCGCTGCCTGCCGGTTCGCAGTACGGCTTCATGGGCAACGTGACGTCGGTGACGTTTGTGGACACTGACCAATCGCCGGACTTCTCGCAGGGCCCACCGATTCCGCAAAATCCCTTCCAAGGCTCCGGTGTACAGTCGATCACGTTGACTGCGAATGGCTCAGGCTATACGTCCGTGCCGACGGTAACGCTGACCGCAGCGCCCCCGGGCGGCACTACCGCCGTTGGCTACGCATCGCTGGAAGTCAACACCGGCACCGTCAACAACAAAGGCGGCGCATATATCCTCAACGATTATCTGTACCTCTCCAACGGTATCGTTCTCCGCGTTGACAGCCTCGACGTGCCCGGCGGTAACGGCGTCAACACCTTCACGATCGTCAACCGTGGCTACGTCGGTTCAGGCTCGGTGCCGACGAATCCTGTGGCCGTTGTGTCCACGACCTCCGGCTTCGGCGTCGGAGCCAACTTCAACTTCACGTGGCGCGTGGGGCAGGTTGGCCTGTCGAACCCTGGCACCGGATACGGCGTTGCGCCATCGGTAACCTTCACTGGCGGTGGCGGCTCTGGCGCAACGGCAACCACGGCGTTGGGCGCTCCGTCCGCAGGCAACCCCACCGTGCCCGGCTTCTTTCAGCAGCGGCTGTTCCTCGCAGGGCCGACTGGTGATCCGCAGCAATTCAATATGTCGCAGCCGGGGCATCCGTACAATTTCGACACGACGTTCCCAGCACAGCCAGACAATGGCTATCAAGGCCGACTTGTCTCAAATCAGCTGAATACGATCCAGTCGATGATACCGACCTCTGCGGGGCTAGTGATGTTGGCCGACCGCCAGGCGTGGTTGATCAATGGTGGCTCAGCAGGCTCCGCCATCTCCGCCATCGACATCGTCGCGAACTCACAAGGATATAACGGTGCTTCGTATCTTCCTCCAATTGCTTCGTCGTTCGACATCCTGTACGTCCAAGCCAAAGGCTCCATCGTCCGCGACCTTGCCTACAACTTCTACACGAACATCTATACCGGTGCTGACATTTCCGTACTATCCTCCCATTTGTTCTACGGATACCAACTGCTCGAATGGGCATGGGCCGAAGAGCCGTTCAAAGTAGCGTGGGTTGTTCGGAATGATGGCACGTTGTTATCGTTGACGTTCCTTAAGGAGCAGGAGCTTCTCGCATGGGCGCATCACGACACCAATGGCCTGTTTAAGTCTGTATGTTCTGTGACGGAGCAGGTGTCGCAAGGCGCCGTGGACGCCGTGTATCTCGTCGTGCA